GATCCAGAGGACTTGGAAACAGCGGGTCCGCGCCTTGCGAGTGATTTTGTGAAATTAAAGAATTGGGATCAGGGGGTGGAGGAGCCAAGGCAAAGCGCACCGCGACGCGAGCAAATAGCCCCAACTCTTGCGACTTATCCAAACGAGGCTGCCGCTAGGGCTGCCGGCAAAAAAGACTACGATTATATAAATATTAATGGCAGAATCCTGCAACTACTCCCAGACTAATATTTATGGCTTTAAGAGAGGCAACCGAACAAGAAATCGCCCAACTCACAGGACAAGAAACTGCTCCTGAGCAAGAGGCTCGCGCAGGCTCTGAGCCGATGGATGGCGCAAGGGACCGCACCTTTGGCGAAGGAGTTGCGAGACAGCTTGGCCTTATGGCTAGGGCTGCCGCAACGCCTGAGACCATTGGAATGGCTGCTGGAACAATTGCCGGGATTCCATTGAGAGCGCCGGGTGCTGGCGCACAGGCGGGTGGAGTTGCGGGTCTCATCACAAACATTGGATCAGAGATTTACAAAGCTCTCAGCGGAGATCCGAACGCAAGAAGCGTTAACGATATTTTGGAAGAAGCTAAAAACGCCATTGGATTGCCTAGGCCTGAAACTGGCGCAGAGCGCTTGCAGGAAAGGGTCATTCAGGGTGCGACCGCAGCCATCCCGGGGGTACAGGCTGGACGCATGCTTACAGCAGCAGCTAAAAGCCCCGCTCTTCGTGCAGTTGGTCAGGAGCTTGCCCGCTCTCCGGTGGTTCAGGGTGCTTCAGCAGCTTCTGGTGCTGCCGCAGGTGCGCTTGCGGAAGAGCAGGATGTCGGCCCCGTGGGTCAGACTGCTGCAACGCTGGTTGGCGGATTGGCGCCGGGTTCCGCTGCCCGTATGGCAGAAGTTGGTAGAAAAGCCAAAGAGTTTGGTGTTAGCAGGCTACCTGCTGCTGCAATGTCTTTGGCTGGTGCGACAGAACCTACTCGCGCAGCCGCGATACGGCTATTTAGGGGTGGGAAATCTCAGGCAGAACTTGCCAAGACTCTTGAAGAGTTTAGGGCAGCAGGGACAACTCCTTCTGTTGGTCAGATGACAGGTTCCGCCAATATCCAGCAAATTGAAAGCACGGCCGGAAGATTCCCCACCGCCCTTGCTACAATGCGGGAAAAGGCATTTACACAACAACAGGAGATTGGCGAAAGGGTACAAGAACTTCGCGGTCAGATTTCAAAAGTTAAAGAACCATATATTGTTGGTCGTGGCGCCAAGAAGGGATTCACAGAAGTTTTTGTGCCACGTGCAAGGGCCACGCAAAAAGCGCTTTACGACAAGGCCGATTCCTTAATCCCTCCGGCTCTTGTGCGCATACAACCTACTCGCACGCAGCAAGCGCTTGATGACGTGCTTCAAAGATTTAGGGATACGCCAGAGCTTAGGACCGAGCTTGGCAATAAGCAGTTAATGTCGATACAGGACGCGATTGCAGGCGGCAAAAACGAGGCAGGCGAAATACCTCTTTCGACCATGCGCGATCTTAGGTCTTGGGCCGGAGAGAAACTTTCAAATGTTGACCTCACGCCAGACTTCCCACGGGCGCAGGTTAAGGCGCTATACAAGGCGCTTTCGGAAGATTTTGATTCGGCCGTTTCTAGATTCGATAAAACAAAGCAAGCATTTGATAGGGCAAATAACTTTACCCGCGCATTTCACGACCGGATGGATATGGTTCAGGATACCCTTAGCCGTAGCAACCCAGACGAAATTTATCGCAATATCCTTAGCAACGCTGCCGAAGGCCCGACAAAACTTACAGCGATGCTGCGTTCAATTCCGAAGGATGACCAAAAGGCTGTTGTATCTGCCTTTATTAACCGCATGGGTCGCGTTGCCCCGGGGATGCAGGACGAAACCGGCGAGCTATTCAGCAGCCGCACTTTTCTAACCAATTACAACAAGCTAGACAAAGCTTCCAAGCAGGTTCTATTCGGCCGTTTCGGAAGTAAATATCAGCAGGATTTGCAGAAAATTGCGGTAGTTGCAGACAAGATCGACAAGGCTTCTCAGGTTCTTGCTAACCCTCCGGGGACTGCGGCTGCTGGTGGAGCTATTGGTTCAGCCATGGCTATTGGCGGTGGAATTATGTCTGGAAAGTTTGGTTTTGCAAGCGGCGTGATTTTAACTCTTATCGGGGCCAAGCAAGCTGGCAGACTCTATACAAATCCTAGATTCGTCGAATGGCTGGCAAGCAATATCGACAAGCCAATCTCCCGGGCTTCGGGGCTTATCGGATCGCTGTCCACGATTGCGAGCGATACAGATGATCCTGACATGGCCGCTTTCGCGGAAGAACTCAAGCAGGAGATGGTCAGGCGAGACGTGGAGGGACGATAATGGCCGCCCCACAACTGTCATCGAGGCTGCCCCAAAAGATTGACGAAAGGGTTACCAACGACGCCATCAGGGATGAGGTAGGCAAGAAGTATTTTGGTTTTTCGGACATGGCGAGCGGCAGTTGGGCCGGCGGGGAGAAGGCACAGCAAAAGGTTGACATCGCAGAGAGAATGCGGTCTGCTGCAAGGTTTAAGGATCTGGAAGGAGACATTATGCAAAGACAAATAAGAAGCTCGATCGAATCCTCGCCGTCGTTTGTTGGCCCCAAGATGCCCGACGCCGGTGGTGGCGTGTTCTCCGGCAGTCTTTTCGACGCCGCCAAGAAGACCCTTAATTGGGAGGCTCGCCGCGACAAGCAGGGCAATCTAGCCGTTTACCCTCTGCCGAGCGGAGACATGGGCGGGACTTACGAGGTGGCCGGGATCAACGACAAGTATCATCCCGAGGCCGCAAAGACTTTGCGCGATCTGCCGCCGGAAGAGCGCGAGGCTTATGCGCTTAATTATATCGTGAAATACACCGAGCCGGTTACATCCAAGTTGCCAGAAACCTACCGGCCTTTCTTTCAGGATCTAGCCTTTAATCGCGGTCCGACGGGATCGGTTAAGTTTCTCCAGAGGGCAATGGGATTAAAGGACGACGGCGTGCTTGGTCCCGTAACGCTTGACAAGTTGAAACAGGAAAACCCTGCTGACCTTATGCGCAGGGTAAGCCTCGAGCAGTTGAATTACGAGCGCCAACTAAAGGCAAAGGACGCAAGGCGCGAGAAGTTTTACCCGGGGCTAGAAAACCGGGTTATGAATCGCAATGCTGCCTTCGGGCAGTTCAGGGCTTCCGCATAGAAGCGGATACCCCGGGCGAAGTAACAACATAGGACGGCTTGGCATCGTTAAGCCTGAAGAATGCCCCCTGAGTTTGCCATACCAAGGATGACCCGTAGTAAATGCTGCCAGACCTCACAACGTATTCAGCGTTACCCCAATTCTGATTCCTGCTATGCCCGTAGTATTTTCCAGTTGTAGCGAAACCCCTGCCATCAAAGGAAACATACTGACCGTCTCCTGTTATTGCGGTATTGCGGCTCAGGGTGGCGCCGTTCCCGCCGACCATGGACCCGGTGAAGTTCGCTGTAATTTCTTCCGACTTTCTGCGGCTTTCGTAGAGCGCCTCGGTTTTAGCCTTGGTCTCGGCGAGGAGACGGTTGGACTCCTCCTCGCCGTCCCATGCGAATAGTGCCGAGGTTGTTAACAGTAGAATTAAGGTTGCTTTCATTAGAGCTAGAATATAAAAAAATGAAATGGAGTCAACAAAAGAAATGAGGCTTGGGAACAGGCAGATTGGGGCGGTCGGTGTCGCCAAGGTCATTGCGGCGTTATTCCGCAATGGTTACAACGCGCTTACCCCGGTTGAGGATTTCTCCGGGTATGACCTTGTGGCCGAGAAGAATGGGAACTTCTTTCGCATACAGGTGAAGTCAACACAGGGTACCGAGCGCAACAGGGTGTTCTACCGATTCTGCACTGGCACAGGCTGCTTTGCGAAAAAGCGATATTCGGCCAGCGATGTTGACTATATTATATGTTATGCTCTCGACGCCGACTTGTATTGGATTTTCAAGACAAAGGAATGCAAGACAAAGACGAAGAAATGCCACCCAAAGACCGGCTCCTCATGGCGCATCATAAACGACCTCTGACCCCCAAGCAGGCTTGGCGCTTGTTCGAGGATAAGGTTGCCCATTGTAGCTCGGTGGAGCAGGCGGCAGAATGGCTAAGGCAGCACCCGCATATAGCCAAGAAGATGACCGGGGCGGGCCTTTTACAGTGTTTCGACGAAGATTCCGGGCTTAAAAAAAGTCGTTGACATAAACGCCCCCCGGCTGGCATAGTCCCCGGGATGGAGGGCAAGGAAATTTCCGACCTTTCCGCGATGCGGAAGAGCGACCTTATATCCATGCTCAACATGATCGTGATGTCCATGTGCTTGGACAACGAGTCAAGGTCGATCACCATCACAAGCAGGGCTTTCGAAGAGGCGGTTAAATTTACCACCAAACACCCCAACGCCTATATCAATTTTGACACAGACCAGAACGGAGACATCAACCTAACCTTAATGGAGTCCATATGGGAAAAATAAATTCACGACGCAAGGGAGCGGCAGGGGAGAGGGAGTTTGCATCATACCTGCGCGAGCAGGGCTGGCAAAAAGCACGGCGCACACAGCAATACGCTGGCAATCCAGATGGCGGGAGCGGGGATGTGGTCTGTGGGAATTTCCCATTTCACTGCGAGGTCAAGCGTTGCCAGCAGGTCAAGCCAGAGGAATGGATGCGGCAGGCCAAGTCCGACGCGCCAGAAGGCAAGATCCCAGCAGTGTTCTTTCGCCGCAACGGCGAGAAGAAGTGGCTGGCCATTGTCCAAGCCGACGACCTTTGCGAGATTGCACGCCACATAGCGCCGCCCAATTTTGTTGTTGACGTGGTGGCTACCCATCCTGTAGCAACGACCGTGGCGCAGGGATTTGTAATACCTTCAACCCCAATAAACCCAAACAAAATACAATAGAAAGGACAGTATAACATGGCACTAACCATCAGCGCAGAATCAAAAAACTCGGAACGTCAGTTACCGGAGGCGGGAGCCACGGTCGGCATTCTATTCAGCTTGGTTGACCTAGGTCACCAGAAAACCAATTGGGATGGCGAGGAGAAGTGGTCCCCCAAGGTCCGCCTAACCTTCGAGCTTCCTGATCAGGTTATCGAGGGCGAGGTTACCGAGAACGGCAAGACCACGAAAGTGACCAAGCCGATGATCGTATCCATCGAGCAGACCCGGTCGCTTGGCGAGCGCGCAAGCCTTCGCAAGCTTCTGGAACAGTGGCGCGGTCAGGCGTTTACCGCCAAGGAACTTCAGGCGTTTAGCCTCAAGAACCTGCTCGGCAAGCCGGCCATGCTGACCCTTGTACACAAGACAAGTCAGCAGGGCAGGAACTACTGCGCCATTGCCGGTGCTTCCAAATTGCCCAAGGGCATGAAGGCGCCGTCGGAGACGCAGAACGAGCATGTGTATTACGAGATTGAGCAAGGCGAGTCCGGTGACTTTTCCAAGTTGCCGGAATGGTTGCAGGGCAAAATCCGCGAGTCCCGGGAGTTTGCCGGCAATGCACCGGTTGCAAAGGCGACCGATGGCGATGGCAATAAAATGCCATTCTAATCTAGTGGCTCTTACTTTTTCACAGAAAGAGCCAAACCAAACCCGCTTGGTCTTCACGGACCAAGCGGGTCATTGGTATAATGCCGATGGCAAGTCGGCTCATGTAATCATTGGCAAGACCGGTCTGGAGCGCAACACGACCGTCGGCGACGCAAGGAAGCTTGGACTTTACCCGAGCGTGACGTCGGTTCTGGCCGCAATGGCAAAACCGCAGCTTGCCAACTGGCAGATGGAGCAGGTGCTATTGGCGTCCATCAATATCGCTAGGGAGCCGGACGAATCGCTGGAGAGCTACGCCAAGCGAGTGATCAAAGCGTCCAAGGAGCAGACCACCAAGGCGGCCGAGCATGGAACCCGCATGCATGAGGAAATGGAAAAGATCCTTATGGGTCAGGAGACTTCCAAGGATGAGCGGATGGCGCCCTATATCAAAACATTCAAAGAGTGGGCCGCCGAGAATGTGACCAAGACGCACTGGTGCGAGCGTGCGCTGGTCGGGGCCGGGTATGCCGGCAGGTGCGATGCGCTGGTGGATCTTAATGGTGTCGGCACCTGCATCATCGATCTAAAGAACCGCAAGGTAAACGATCGCTATGAGCCGTTTTTCGAGACGGACGTGGCGCAATTGGCTGCTTATAGGATGGCGCTGGGCGATACCAGCGTTGGTTGCGTTTCGATTGTATTGGCCGCGAATGATCCAGAGAAGATTGTCACAAGGATCTGGGACGAGCGGGAGATTTGCGAAGCCTACCAAGCATTTTCTGCTTTACTCAAAGTATGGGCTTGGGTAAAGCAATACACACCACCGGGGATGAAACTATGAAATTTGAAATAAAAGAAATGAATGATGAATTTTTGTATTCTGAAAAAGAAGTTAAAAATCTTGGAAAAAGATTTACAAAAATAATACAAGATGAAAACAAAAGATTTGATAAAAAAATAAAAGAACTTGAGACAAGATTTCAGGATATGATAAAAAATGTTGAGTCCGCATTTGATAGGAAATATCTGGCGAATATGGAAAATATGTATAGCTCATTAAATAAGTCATTATCAGATGAGCTTGGGCTAGTTGGTGAAACTAGGGCATTGAGAGAGAAAATAATTAAATTTGAAAATACGGTCAGAAGATTAAAATGAAGCCACCAACCATCGAAGAACTTGGCAAGGCCGCAGAAGATATTGTCTGGCGAGTTATGGGCAAAGGCTCTGAGAAATCCGCGTATGGAGAGTGGTTTAATGTTGACAAGCCGGTGCATGATTACCATATAGGTCGCGCTATGCGTCACTTGTCCACGGCCATGTTGCAGTTGCAGAAGTCAACGCCTTGCCCGGACAACAACGGTGAAACGGCTGCGGATCACCTTGAAAGGGCGCTGGTCCGCGCACTGTTTACTTGGGCGCAAGTAAAGAAAGAGGTACCACGACTATGAAGAAAATAGAGGACATCAAAGTAACATTCATCTGGGGAGGCCGCGAAGTCACGGCATGGGGCGATTGCGATTACAAGACGCACCGCATTGACATCGGGCCGCAGGGCTACCGAGAACACGTCATGGCGGACGTGCCTTACGATATGTCAATCTCTCGCATCACGGTTTGTCACGGTGACGCAGACATTGCTAACCCCGAGCCGGAACTGCTGAAATTTGCCGAGCAGCTTCTCATGGAGGAAGCCGACGAACAACTTTGCGAGGTGGCATGAAGAAAGTTGTGGTCACGCAGGCTTTCGGGGACGATTGGCTGGAGGTCTTAAACCTGACCAGACCGCGCATTGAGGCTTACTGCAAGCGGCACGAACAGGACTTTATCTCCATCGAGAAGCCGCTGGCGCATCCGGTGCAGTACAGCAAGCTGATCATACCGCACCTCATGACGACCAAGGGCTACGATGTCGTAACCTTCCTTGACGCCGATGTGCTGGTTGCGTTGGATTGCCCGGACATCTCCAAGGATGTAGATAAGTTCTGCGCTTTCGACGAGGGATCATACCTTGACCGCAAGCCGGGAATGACGGCACTGGCCAAGGCTTTTGGTTACAAGATCGAGCCAAGGTTCTACGTTAACACGGGTGTCTTTGTGGCAACAAAAGAAGTGGCCGGGATATTCGCCCAGCCGCCCATCGGTTTGTTCCCCAACCACTTTGCCGAGCAGACATGGATGAACATCATGGCACACCTATGCGATCTTGATCTTCAGGAACTTGACCCGGTCTACAACTGCATGACCAGCGTTGAGCAGCACTTCGGTCTTAACCGCTACCATGACGCATATATGATTCACTATGCGGGACAGTCGAATGACATGCACAAGCTTAGGGGACAGATTGAGGCGGACATTAAGAAGCTTGAGGAAGAGATCCGATGACCCCGGTGCGCGTGGTTCAGGCCAACGGCAAGTACAGGCTTGAGACCATCATGGGCAATGTAATTGGTCCAAGGTTGTGGGGCGCGATACCCCCAAACGGCTTGCCGCCGATCGATGACGTTTTTGACACAAAGGATGCCGCTAGGGATGCGGCAGAATTATGGAACATGTATGCGGTCTGGTGTCAGGACCGCTCGGGGAAGAAAAAGAAATGGTCTCGACGCAATTAACATCCGGTGATTACGACGCAAGAATCCAGCAGCTTGCCGGCGAGATAGTCATCCGCGCAATCGATGACATAAGGATGCTACAGAGACGAGGTATCCTGAATGGGATACAACCCACAGGAGCAAGAAGCAAAAACGTCAGGGACTGCAACTGCTACCGCAGAGTTGAGTCTGTCAGGAAGCTTGTGGACGATTTCTCCAATGGCGTGATCCTGTTCTGGTGCAAGGTGGCCGGAATAGATATTGACCAAGCAACCCTCAATCGTGTAATAAAGAAGAATCATGGAACTAATTAAAACCATACTCGAGATGACCGTAAACATTGCCGCGCTGATTATTGCGTTCTCGGTTGCGCTATCGCTTGTTTTGGCCGGGGCAGCGTTTTTGTTTTGGTTGTTTGACAGAATTAAGGAGGAAAGAGAGCAATGGAAAAACTGGGACAGATAAAGTTTCTAGGCGATCGTGAGGTCAAGATGGTCGAGATGAAATTCGACATTGATGAAGTTACCGCAGATAAGCTGGCAGCATTCGGTTTCAACATGATTAAGTATAACCGTGATGAACTCGCCGGCATTGCACTTAAGCAGCTTCTGACTGAGTACGTTGAAAGGAAGAACAAATGCAAACAGAAAAAACGTTTAAGCAAAAAATCCTAACGGCCGTAACGGTCCCAGAGGTATTTACCCGCTCGCAGTGCGAGATGATTATCCGCGACGCCGAGATCATCGGCATGACCCGGGCGCCCGTGCTTGCCAAGGACGGCAGCCGGGTGACAAGCCGAACCCGCACCTGCGCGTCATGCTGGCTGCCCAAGTCGCCGCACTTCCAGTGGGTCTACAATTATCTGGCAGCGGTTGTATCCGAGGTTAACAAGGAACACTACAGGTTCGATATATCGGACATGCAGCAGTTGCAGGTGCTTAGGTACCGGCCGCTCCAGAAGTTTAAGTGGCATTTCGATACCTACGACGGAAGCGACCGCAAGATGACCTGCGTCGTGAACCTGTCACGGCCGGATGATTACGTCGGCGGCGGGCTATGCGTCGAGGCGGATTGGCATGGGGTGGAGAAGTCAACGCATCAGGGGTCGGCAAACTTCTTCCCGTCTTGGATTAAGCATAAGGCCAAGGCACCACTGCTCGGTACGCGCTGGGCGCTGGTGGCATGGATCACAGGGCCGGCATGGAGATAAACGTCACGCTCAACGCCAACGAGATTCTGGTCGCAGGATACGTTGGCATGCGCAGGAATGCGGAAGCGAGCCATATGCGCCGTAACCCACGCTTCCCCGAGAAGGTGGTTGGCGAGCTATGGGGGTACCATATCGAAGCCGCGCACGCAGAGCTTGCGGTTGCCAAGACGCTTGGGATCTATTGGGGATTCGGGGTCAACACGTTTCATGTGCCTGACATCGAGAACACGAACCTAGAGGTACGGTGGTCGAGCCGGAAGGATCTCAAGATCCGACCGGACGACACCGGGATTGTAGTGTCAGTATCCGGCCGCTGCCCGGACTATACGATTCATGGATGGATTCACGCCGAGGATGGTAAGAAGGATGAGTACAGGTTCAGCCAGCACCCGCCCTGCTTCTTTGTGCCGCACGCCAATCTCAACCCCCTATCGGAGTTAAAACTACATGATTGATATAGGACCAAACGAAATGCTTATGTTCGCCATTGGCGTTGCGCTATTGGCAATGTGGATGGACCGCAAATGACATTCGCAGCAAACCTACCGCGCCATCAGTACGTCATGGTGGACCGCCAGTTCTGCTCTCAAGGCAAGGAGCATGGATGGGAGGATGCGGTCTGGTTCGGGCTATACTCGGTACCGCACCGGGCTTGGGGATGCACCGTCATGCTCAAGTGCGGCGCCCTGTACCGTGGGCTGCCCCTGCATGCGCTCGCATTCCCGGGCGGAACGGAAGAGCCGTGGACCTTGGGCGACGCGCAACGCTGGGATTGTTTCGGCTGGAACTTTACCACGATCGAGTATGACTACCTGCGCGAACTAGACTGTCAGGTGTGGTTGGCGTCCCGGCAGGCTTGGATGCAGGGATCGTACATGTTCACGGCCGAGCCTTACGGTGACGCTTATAGCATGGAGCCTAGCCAAACAAAGTCGCATCACTTCATCGAACTCGCCAACGGCCGCATCGCTTGCGTCCCGGGCAACAACGTCATGTTCAAGGAGACGTCTTTCACCGGAAAGAATTCCCTTGCCAAACCCACATGGCTTAGGGTACAAACGAAAACCTTCCACGCCGAAGAGCAACCGTTCGACGGGGTCGTGGGGGAAGAAACAGCATAAGGAGGTAGACCATGCCACTAGGTAAGAACGTAGGTAAGAACATCAAGGAACTGATGGCGGACAACCGCAAGAAGGGCAGCGCCCGGGGTGCCGGCGGCAAGCCGCGATCCCGTAGTCAGGTGTTGGCGATCGCGCTATCCGCCGCAGGGAAGAGCAAGCCGAGCCGGCGGTATCCGAAAACCTTTCGTATCCGCACGTCTTGAGTCAGAAGATCGATTGGTTGGTGGACATGCTGTCCTTATCCCGGCGCAAACTAGCAAAGCGCAGGGATGAGGCAGACCACCTTATGATAAACAAACTAAGGGCGATCATCGCGCAGGTGGATGCGTCGCTCCTCATAGCAAAGGAAATCCAAAGAGATGAACACGAAAGAAAGCGAACAGGTTCTAGCTGAAAGGCTAACCGTGATGGAGGCGACGCTGGTCGCCATCAAGCAGGAATTATTTGTCACAAGGAAACGCCTTGAGGATGTGATGCTCGCGATTACAGGCAAGGCGGAAGAACCAGTTATACCGGAAGACCTGAAGGTAGATAGGTCGATCAAGGGCAACAAGCTTCCAGAAACCGTAGCCCGTCGCTACGCCGTATGGCAGCAGCAGCACCTCATGGGCATGAGCATCAGCGCGATTGCCCGTGCTTGGAAGTGCGACAGGCGCTCGGTCCAGTATGCCCAGAAAAACAACTGGCGGGCTAAATACGTTTAGGGAGGATATCAAACCATGAAATTATGGAAGAACGAAACACCCGGTGTTCATCGCATCGATGACAATAACCTTTGGCCGCGCACAACGTACATGCTGCCCGACGAACTGACGGGCGAGCTATTCAAGACGTCGGTGCCGTGTCCGCACAAGATCAAGCCTTACTACCCGGGCCGCTCGACCGGAGGGGCAACCGCCGTGTACCGTGCCGGGGCGATCGGGGACGCGATCATCACCACCGCGATCGTGCATTATCTGGTGCAGGAGTCGGGAGGGGTTGTGGATGTATACGCACCCGCACGCAACCTGACACTATATGCAGGACTAGGCGCCAGACTTCTTCCCCTGCCGGCAACGCTCGAGGCGTGGGATTCGTACGACGCGCACGTCCCGACCGACGACCTGTTCAGCGGGCAGGTGGGAGACACCAAGCTTGGGACCGGACCGGGCAACTGTTATGACCGCATCTACACTTGGATGAATGCCGGAGACGTAGATCCAAAGTATAAACGCCCGCACCTGTACCTGATCGAGCCGGACCACAAGGAATTGACCGATATGGGCAAGTGGCCGATTAAGGGAGACTTCTTCGCCTACCACGTCAGCAGTTCAGGGCCGACCCGCACCTACCCGCCCAAGCAGGGACAGGAAGCCGTGCTGGCATTGCTCGAGGCTTTCCCCAATCACAAGGCGGTGATTATTGGGCTAGACAACTCAAACAATTTCAAGGTAGACCATCCCAGAGTGATCGACCTTTTCAATTCAACCAAGCAGTTCCGCTCGTTGTTCCCGATCGTGAGCAATGCGGATTTCGTCGTGGCGCCGGACAGTTCGATCAACCACGTCGCTGCCGGCTTGGACACGCCATGTGTGTCCCTATGGGGCAGCTACCATCCTGATGATCGTATGACCTACTACCCGCGCAACGTGTCGGTGTTCAAGCCTGACACCTGCCCGCATAGCCCGTGCCGCCCACATGCGGGCTTGCCGCAGCAGATGTGCAAGGACGCGACTAACAAGACCAAGGGTACGCAATACTGGTGTAACGCGCTACGTCATATCACCGCCCAAGACATCGTTGAGGCGGCCAAGAAGGCGGTGGAGTTGAATGGATGAGCAGGGTGGAAGCAATCTTTGTAAGTGTCCAAAATATCATAATGGCAGTATTGCCTTGGATGATCACAATGAAGATAATTCTTACGGCAGCAGGTGGGACCAGAATTGATTGGATCGACGCCGGTCTTATTCTTTCCTACATGTTCCTAGCAAGGAGGAGAAACCCAAACTTTTAATTTAATGCCGGAGTGGTGCGCAGGGAGATCCTGCGACGGGTTGTCCTCCTGAAGGTGTGTTCACCCCTTGAATCACCGGCATGCTTTTCAAATGACATGTAAACGAACGCACACATGATGTCGGAGAAACAAATAAAGAAAGGAAACACAAATGAAACTACCAAGCAGAACAGAGCAATTCATCCGTACCGGGGCGCAGGAAGGCGAACGTAACCAAGAGCTATTCCTCGCCGCACAACAAATCAGGGACGCCGGAGGCACCGAGGCCGAGGCGATGGCGAAGCTGTCGCCGGCGGCCGAGTCAAGCGGGCTGAAGGAGAGCGAGATCCGGGCGGCGATCACCTCGGCATTCAGGCGCAGCGCCCGCCAACCGATCACGCCGCATAGCTATATCAATCCATTCAAGCCGCTCAAGATCGAGATTGAGCCTTGCCCCAAGCCGTCGGACAACTCCGATGACGTCCGCAAGTTCCTATTGACCGCATTCAGGGAGGGGGAGCGGATCTGCATCGTGGGCGCGGTCGGGCATGAGGATGGCGAGCGACCCAACGGTAAGGGAACCATCATGACCCGGGAGGAGTGGCTGCATAAGTTCCATGCCGGGGTCGAGCTACCGGATGCGTACGTCGGTGCGTACGTCTGCATCAATCCCGTGGGCGAGTCACGCAAGGCAGAGGATGTAAAGGATTTCAGGCATGCCCTGATCGAGTTTGATAGCGGCACCATGGAAGAGCAGTGGGCGATCGTCAACACGCTCGAGTTGCCCTGTTCGGTCATCATCCATTCTGGTCACCGCTCGGTTCATGCTTGGGTCAAGGTGGATGCAAAGAACGCGCAGGAGTATGCCGAGCGCGTTGCCTACCTGTACTCCAAGATGTCGCAGTTCGATATCGATCCCAAGAACAAGGATGCGTCCAGACTGTCCCGTCTCCCCGGGGCGCCCCGCAAGCTGAAGAACGGGCATCAGGCGCTGCTCGCATCCAACACGGGTAGGTCAGGGTGGAGCGAGTGGAAGGCACACATGGAGACCATGAATCTGCCGCAGCCAACCCCGTGGGATGACATCCTCAACTTCGATGCCGGATCGGACAACGACTGCCTGTTAGGCAACCGCTGGCTATGCAAGGGCGGGTCGTGCCTGTGGGTTGGCGGGTCGGGCTTAGGCAAGTCAACGCTGTGCCTACAGGCCATGATGACGTGGGCGCTAGGCAGAAGCTTCCTTGGCATCTCGCCCAAGAAGCCGCTGCGGTCGCTGCTCATCCAAGCCGAGAACGATCTGGGCGACGTGGCTGAAATGGCTCAAGGTGTGCTGCGCCACCTCAAGGGTACGCTCAACCTGAACGAGGATGAGACCAAGCAGATTCTGGATAACGTGGTCATCGTCCGCGACTGCACCAAGACGGGACCGGAGTTTGCCAAGATGGCAGCGTCCCTCATCGGGCTGCACCGTCCTGACCTGTGCTGGATCGATCCGCTCCTGTCCTTCATGGGAGGGGATGCGCTGGCCCAAGAGAACATGACCATGTTCCTGCGCCATTGCCTGAACCCGATCAGTGTGGCGACGGGTGTGACATGGATGGTAATGCATCACACCCCCAAGCCACCCAAGGAGGGGCAGGGGTCTACGATCCTCTACGATCTCGCCTACGCCGGGATAGGGTCAAGTGAGCTTACCAACTGGGCAAGGGCCGTGGTGTACCTTCAGGCGGTGAAGGAAGGGCATTTTAAGCTGTCTTTCCCAAAGCGGGGAGGAAGGGCTGCGATTCCTTGGCCGCAAAGCGATACAGACCTGCACGCCAGCAAGTACGCCACCCATGTATGGCTAAAGCACGCAGAGGAATGGATGGCATGGGAGGAGTCTAACGGGCCTGAGAATACAGGCAGGGGCAGGCCAGAGGTGACCATCGAAAGGGCTATACCAGATTGGCCCAAAGGGGGTGGTTATGGTACCTGCATCGACCATATTATAGCGTCTGTGGCATGCTCGAAACGCAAGGCTCAGGAGCTATTCGCGGTCGCAAAACAGGACGGGACGATCACAAAGAATGGGGATGGCTGGGACATCACCCAGCTTTCGTAAGTCGTTGATAATGGTTTTTGCAGAAATGCGACTTACGCAAGATTTGTGACCACCGCAACAAATGTTTCTGCGGTACCGCAACAATTCGCTTTTTGCCGCATACCGCAACTACCGCAAGAAATACCCCTTATAAGGGGTATTTCTGCGGTGGTGCTGCGGCGGTCGAAAATCTTTTCTGCGGTGGTGGGTCAAAAGTTGGATCGGCAAATCTTGCGTAAGTGTTTTCAAATTGAAAACGGCGGGTCGGGGTCAAAAGATACGCTTTGTGACGTCGCTATGCGTGCTATACTAGCCAAATGAAACAAGGTCTATACGCCAACATGAACCGCAGGAAGCGTCTTGGGATCTCACGGTCCAAGCGGAAGTCCACGATCCAGCCCAAGGTATGGCGTATGATGAAGGCCAAGCGTGGTGGCTTCAGTGAAAACAAAGGTTGAGTTAGCTTGGGACTACATTGAGTTGTTGATTCTGGAGAACTCCAGACTACACAAGACTATTGGAAGGGTAGATCGGTTCTTTGGGGATGTGCTTGCCAACTGCAGCCATGAGGTTTATCAGGCTAACATGGATGCGATGATTGCTGACCTTGAAGACCTCAACGGGTTTATCGATACGCACAAGGCAAAGATAGCCAAACTAGCGGAGGCACTGAATGAACCCACGAAACCTACCCTGTAATAGCCCCAGACGTACCCCGGGAGGGTCCAAGAAGTTTGTAGTGCGGGCATGCTCAGGCGGTAAATCCAAGACCATCCGCTTCGGTGACCCCAAGATGACCATCAAGAAGTCCAATCCTGCCCGCAGGAAGAGCTTCCGGGCTAGGCATAGGTGCGATTCGCAGCCCCCGTCCAAGACCAGCGCCAGATACTGGAGTTGTCGTAAGTGGTGAAAAAAGGCTCCACAATGCCCCGCAATCGAGCGGAAATGGCCCTAGAAACGAGGATTGACGCAAAGTGCATACCCCACACCACCCAATCGAAGATACGGCCTTTAAAGACGAAATTGCCAGAATCCTTGGGTAACAAGGCTTGTTGCGTGTCTATTGGCAGGTAAATCAAAACCAAAAATCAAAACCTGCTGGAAAATCTCCAGCAGGAAATTCAAAAATAAAATCCTATCCGCCCGCGCGGAATCTCGCTCCTTAATAGGCACTTTCGGTTTAGCCAATAGAATATAGTGGCAGCCGGAAAATCGAAATAATTCCTAGCAAGTTGATAGGAATTGTAGGAATTGAATAAAATAAAAAGCCGGCAAGGGAATAAAACCCAAGCCGGCCCGGGTGCTACTTTCTAAAGAGCACCCAAAACACGGCCGCCATTATGGCGCCGAATATAACTCCGATACCAAAGCTATTCACGGCGCCTTATTTTATGCGTGTGCGTACCGGCATGGTCCCCAATCCAAAAAGCCGGCACCGGGTACCACGACGCGTAAACGTCGTCATAATACTCGCAGCCGTCTTGTATTATATCTAATTCTTTAAGCATATGTTTCCCTTCTTTTATGTTTTCTCTTTGGTCCCAGCGTCCGCCGGTCCCGTGCATGCCCTACGGTTTGAACGTAAGACATGAGGCGGGAACGTCCTTAGCTAGTTAACGGCCGCAATCGCCGCCGCCTTCTTTTTCGCCGCACCGTGCGGCATGAATCCGACGACTACAGACCGTTGACCGCGAGCACAAAGCCGGCAGCGTGCGCAATTCATTCCCTCTATTTTCTGTGCCGGGCATATCACAACTTTACGGCCGGCCGGCGTTGTCGTGTTTTCAGTTATCCCGTCGGGGAGAATTGTCGCAACCGGACCAATGCCAAGCGCCGCCAACTCGTCGGCATGATTCAAACCGTTAGCGGATAGATTCACCGTAAAACCGTCCCGGTTTGCCGCCGCAATCGCTTCCCGGTTTTCCCTTACCGGGCCGTTTTGCCTATCTAAAACCGGTTTATGCGTGTAAGTGAAGCCGTTGCGGCCCGTGTTCGCTTTGACTAGGTCCGCCAACATGGCGCCATCAATAACTTCATTCTCCCCGGGCAAGTCCCCGGCTTGGTTATGGCGCCAAAAAGTTTGCCCGGGCAGCCGGCGAACTTTCTCCAAAAAGCCGGCGAACGTGTCCCCCCGCTTCCCGGCCGTCACCTTGTCCCAATGCCAGCCAATTGGGCCGACTACAAAGCAACCGTTAGCCTTTAGCGGGCATGAATCCGGGCAAGTTCTGCGGTCACTTGTTGAAACAAACATGGGGCCGGTTTTTGCGTTTTGAGAGATAGGTGAAGAGTGATATTTCGAATTTTGCATATGTTTAAAATAGTGGCGCCGGGAAACGGTTGGAACGTCCCCGGCGCCTTTTTGTTTATTGTTTACGATGCGAGGGCAAGCGCCATGTCACGCGCAACGGCATGAACGTTCCCGCCACGCTGAAACGTTTCGACGTGTAGGTCCGCAAGCTTCCCCTTGGCGGCAACGTCGGCGACGTTCCACAAGGTGCGATTGAATCGGATGCCCGCGTCAATGTTTCGCAATGCCCGCACGCTATAATGCCGGCCGCCGGTACGATAACCACGCGTGAAGTTTTCCTGAACGCGATTGAATGTCCGCCACAAGTCATTTTGTACATCTTCGCTGCGGTGGTAAATTTGCGCGGCATATTCTGCGCGGCTGATTTTCCTTACCGCTTCTTCACGCCCCCAACGCGCTGCCGCGCCAAGGTGAAAAAGCATTTTCCGCTGATTTTCGTCCAAGTTGACTTGTTGCCATTCCCAAACTTGAGAAGACAACTTAGGGACGTAAGACTTGACTTCTTCCGCCCCGGCCCTGATAAGTCGCGACAACTCCCCGGGGTTTCCGACGTGGCGGATCCTAATTGATGCGGCAAGCGCGCCAGCATAAATTCCATTCATACAAACGGCGCGAAACACGCCAGCCATCATTACAAAAGCGGACGTCCCGTCGTTCCCGTTTTTCATGACAAGTTGCGGGCGGAATTCCCTCGTCGATGGCAAGCTTGGATGATCCAAGCGTATGACATGCCCGAGATATGGGACGCGCTCCGCGAACCGTGTACCCTTTACTGTACGCTGCGAAACGCGCCAACCGTCCGCCATAAGCGGCGCGAGCGCGTCGGCCGTGCTAATTCCCGCGAAACGCGCGGACGTTGTCCCCGGGTAGCCCGTGGACGTGGTTAGATATGATTGGTTCTCTGTCACTGTTTGCATGGTAGTTTCCTCCTATTTCCTTTTATTGTTTACTGTCCCGGCGAGAATCCCGAGAAGGATTCCCGCTAGGAAAACGGTTGCAATGGCGCCGGCAAGGGCCGGGAATGTCACGGTTGCGGTTGCGGGTATCATTTGCCGCTCGCAATCTTTTTGAGTTGCGCAACGGGGAAAACCCAACGCACACCATTCACAATTACATAAGCGCGCCATTTCCCGATAACGTTTTTCCTTAGGCGCTCAACGGTCCCGGTTTTTACGCCGGGCCGCCTAAGTTGAAATGAATCAGGCAACGTGACAGTGTCTCCCCTAATAAAATCGGGCCGGGAAGCTTGGGCCGGGAATGTCGCGGCAGGGGTTGCGGGTATCATCGGATATCTCCTTCCCAAGTTTTCATTACCTCGCGTGTCGCAATGGCTTTTATGATTTGATATTTCACCCTAATTGGATTCTCGAGCGCCATTACCCCGTTTCCGCGTATGCAATCGCGCAAGTATTCTTCGGCGGCATTTAGGGTTAGGAATTCGCGCAACCTCTTCCAAGGTTTTGCGGGATTTTCTCCGCAATAAACGCGGACATAAAAATAAGTTGCATCCGCAATTCGGGAAGCTTGGGCCGTTCCCGTTTCGGCGCTAGTCGTGTTTTGCATGGAAGTAAGTTCGCACCTTATGCCGCATCTTGCAAGCTTTTTTATTAAAATATTTCAAACTTTACCTTATTCTATGTCCGCTATCTTCACCCTCCCTGCGAATCAAAACGCCATGGCGGCCGTTTAAACGCGATTTTTACGCCTTGGGGAAGCTTAAAACCGTGATATAGTGTAGGAATGCCCGAGGAAAAAGGCGGACGGCCGACGAAGTATAGTGAAGAGATTGCCGAGAAGGTCATCGCATATATCCGTAAGGGTTTGACTTGGGAGCGTGCGGCCGAAGCCGTGGGGATTCCTGAGCGGACCATCCAAGGATGGCAAGAAAGCCGGCCCGCATTCCGCGACGCTATAAAAAAAGCGCGGCGAGAATTAGAGGCGAGTTTATTAGATTCAATCAGCGAAGCAGGCGTAAAGCATTGGCAGGCAAAGGCTTGGATAGCGGAGCGCGTGTTCGGATATGCGCAGCCAAGCGCTCGAGTTGACGTGAAGGCGGAACTGAATCACGGACTCTCCCCAAGCTTGGCGGCGATGCTCGCCGGCATTCATTCACGGTCAACGACTTACGTAAAGTCTGCACAAGTCGTTGATAATCAGGCTAGTTTAGACAATGTTTATTGCGCGACAAATGAGCCGGCCCTAATTCCGGCGGGAAAATCTAAAATTGACAAACTAAGTAAGCGTAAGTTGGTAAGACAAAGGAAGTTGCAACGCACCACCACACCACCCCGGGACGCCCCCAATCCCCCAAAATTTTCGCATACCCCCCCAGAGAAAACCGACCAAAACAAAAAGGAAGATGGCGAAGCCCCCCAAGAGCAGGCGTAAGTCGCCAGAAGAAGTTCTTCAGGACATCGCAACTCCTGAGGGTTTCGCACGGCACGTTATCGGCATCAAGCTTTACGATTGGCAGCGTGCGGTCCTGCGGGATCTCGCCAAGGAGCAATCCCGGGTAGCCCTGCGTGCCGCCAACGGTTCCGGCAAGACCAGCACCGTCATCGCGTCTATTTTGCTTTGGCATTGCTTTTGTTTTAAGCGATCAATTTCGGTGACGACCGCCGGGGTATTCCGGCAGGTCGAATCGCAGTTGTGGCCGAGCCTTCGCAACTACGTTGCCCGCTTGGGTGGTGGTTGGGACGTAACATCAGGAGAGATTCGATACACGGACCCGCAGGGCGATACAAGCAGAATTATTGGCTATTCCGCAACCGACCCCGGACGGGCGGAAGGATGGCACGCCGAGGACCACACCAAGCACCCCCTGCTCATGGTTGTGGACGAGGCGAAGTCTGTCGCTGACCCGTTGTTCGAGGCCATCAGTCGCTGCCAACCCACCCGCCTGCTTATTGCGTCCAGCCCCGGGGGTACCAGTGGAGCCTTCTACCGCGCGTTTACCAAGGAGGCGAACATGTGGAAGACCCACGCCGTAGCCGCCAAGGACTGCCCGCATATACCGCAAATACAGATTGACGAGGTCATCCAAAGGTACGGCGAGAAGCATCCCCTGACCCGCTCCATGATTTACGGCGAGTTCGTTGACATAGGCGCCGAGAGTCTTGTCATTAGCCTTACCCAGATCCAGAACTGCCAGAATAGCCCGCCAGACTACAAGCCTGCGGAACGGGT